AGAACTTATCGAGCTGCAAAAGCCGATGTTGAGAAATTTTTGAAAGAATCTCAAGCTCGTTTGGAAGAAGAGCTTTTGAAGATGAGGAAACAGAGTTGGAATCCCAATGATTTGTCATCAGGAATTTATAAAATTTATGACAAAAATGATAGATACCGTTGTACGGGAACTCTCATTGGGAGTCGCATGTATATAGTTAATCATGTTATTGACGAGAGTTTTGAAGGAAACTATCATGCGCGGAATCATGTTCACAGCATCCCTCTAGATTTAGCAAAATTTGCTAATATCAATGATGAGATAGGGTGTTTTCCTGTGACAGGAATTCCATCCCCTTTTAAAAATCGTGACTTACAGATTTTAAAAGTTGCTTCTATTGTATCAGTTTTTGGATTTGGTGAAGGAAATGGAACAACCCCCGATGTTATTCAAGGATTTGGAAGTCCTATAGGTTGGTGTAATGCCAAAACACGAGGAGGTGACTGTTCATCACCAGTCTTAACACTAGATGGAAAAATTGTTGGTTTTTGGACCCATGGAAATGGAAAAACGTTTGGACGTTTTGAACCAATTACCCCAGAATGGCAAGAGATTGTTAAAGAAGATGTGAATGTATTTTATGATAGTTTGCTTTTTCGATCTCGCCCCCTCTCCCAGAAACTTTAGTTGAGAGGCCGTTCTATGAACGGTATCCTTCTCGCTACAAGGTGAAGGATGGGGCCTCCCTATTTGGAGAAGAATTTTGGGTTTCTGAAGAACACCAGAAATGGTTGCCAGAAACATATTTTCCACTAGTGATGAAAGTCAACCGTTTCCCGCGGTATAAAAACAAACGGAGTGCTGATATTTATGTAAAATCGTTTATGGATGAAAACCATATAGAACAAGCACCCGAGTGGGGACTTCCAGTACCAAATCAAGAAGCAGCTTATAAATCAATGAGTAAGTATGCAAAAGATATTCCCAATTTAGAAATAAAACAAGTAGAAGGCATGAATGAAGCCTGGGAATGGACTGAACGACATTTTAGTCCTTATATGAGTGGTGCAAGGATTAGAACTACTGAAGAAGTTGTGGCAAAATTGGATAAGACAACATCAACGGGTTTTCCGTTTAATTCAGAGTTTGCAAAAAAGAAAGAATTGTTTGAAAATGACCCGGATATTATACCGTGGTTAATTGTGGATTGGGATAACTTATTAGACCCAAATTATACTTTTTGCAATACTAATTCTTTGAAAGAGGAAGTAAGACCAACTGCAAAAACGCTTGAGAATAAGATCCGAACGTTTACAGCTGGCGCAACTGATGGTACTGTTCAAGGAAATCGGTTGTTTGAAGATATGAATGAGAAAATGAACTCTTCATATTTACGTAGTTCATCTGGTGTAGGAATGAGTCCACTCAAAGGAAATTGGGACATACTATACCGGAAATTGAACATTTTTAGACAGGGTTATGCCTTAGATGAGAGTGAATATGATTCCTCCTTAAGAGCAAATATGATGTGGGGTTGTGCAAAACTCCGCTGGAATATGTATCATGATGAAGATCGAACACCAGAAAATTTACAACGATTGAAGGTTTATTACAGAAATTTAGTGAATTCGTTGGTAATCACACCAGAAGGAGTTTTGGTGATGAAATTGGGTGGAAATCCCTCTGGATCAGTGAATACAATTAATGATAATACCCTGATTTTATATACATTACTAGCTTATGCGTGGATTATGTTGAGTGAAAAACCAAATTATACGGAATTTGAAATGAATACGTCAAAAATTTTGGTTGGTGATGATAATACCTGGACAGTAAGTGATTGGGCACATAAGTTTTATAATGCCCGCACTGTTATTTCAGAATGGAATACAATAGGAGTCAAAACAACAACAGATTCAATGGAGCCAAGATCAGCACAGGATTTAGATTTCTTGTCAGCAAGAACTATTTTTTACTGTGGCAAAGCTATACCAATTTATGACCGAAATAAACTTATGACAAGTTTGTTATATGCAAATACAGAAAAACAAAGCCCAGCATTTACATTATTGCGGGTTGCTGCATTATTGCAAATTGGTTGGTCAGATACACAATTTCGTCGATTTAGTCGTGAATTTATTGCATGGTTATTAGAAAAATTTGATGCAGTGTGTAGTGATGATTTAGATTGGATTGAAGCAAAATGTTCAATATTGAATGATGCCAGATTGGCAGATTTATTTCTTGGAGAAAATGTTGCTATTGAGCAACAAGGTTTATCAGGAGAGCAAGAAAGATTAGAAATGCCTGATAAAAGAATGAGTCAACCAACTCGTTCCAAGAAAAGCCGATCTAGACGTGGGAAAGGCGAGAAAGCGACACGTAAAATGCGAACCATTATGGTTCAACCCGGAGATGTCCGGTATAAGGGGCCTGGAACTTCGTTTCAGCTTCCTGTTCAAAAGCAACCTCGAAGAGGACCTCGACGACGAGGTGGAGGGCGTGGACAAAATAGTTCCACAGGTCAGGGGAGAGCTCGCACCCGAAATGTTAACCGAAAGAATATGGTTATTGAAGAAGACGAGTATATTGGAGAAGTTATAGGAAATGCTACTGGTGCTAATTTCAAAGCAACCAGTTATTCAGTGAATATTGGACAAGCAGGAACTTTTCCATGGGGAGCAGGT